GTTGGGCGACTGCTACTTATGTTCTCTTACCTTGGGGTCAAGTTGTGCTAGTTTATGGTAGAATGCTATCCGGAGATGTCAATACGACTACTGACAATACACTAGGACATCTGCAAATTTCACTCGCCTATGTTAAGAAACATGAGCGTCAAATTGGTTATCGAATCAATACATGGAGAGACGCTTTGCGAGTGATGTTATTTGATTTATATGCAGATGATCATCTATTTCGAGTCAGCATGCGCTTTACTTTCCTTGGCTCGTTTGCTAGACGAGCAGAGTTTTATAGAGCGTGTGGTTTTAATCTCAAAGAGGCGGATGATAAGGTGCAAACCAACCCCTCAGGATTAGTGTTCTTAGGAGGAGAAGCGAAGAAGGTAGATGGCTATTATGTTCCGGCGTACAACCTTGGAAGGGTTTGGAGTAGTACGGTTTTTGAATCACCCGAATCACCCAATATGAAGGAAATAGATTACTTCAACAAGGTTCGCTCCCTGCTTTTGCTCTTGTGTGGGCACGGTAGGGAGGTGTACGACTTTTATCGAACAATGGTCGTTAGAAAGGTAGTGTCATACTATGATACACACTCACCCGGTTGGCGTAATCAGGACCAGATGGACGAATTTCGCCTTGACGGAACCCCAGACGTACCAACATTTCGTTGGGCTTGGGCTTTCTGGACGGGTGCAGAATCAAGACGTGGAGCCTTGGCGAATATCCACGTGACGCCACAAAAAGAAGAAGGAGTTGGGACTCCTTCATTGTATGACACTTAGGTATCACGGTAATTGGTGTGGACCCGGTTGGTCAGGAGGCAAATATCAAGAGTCAGTAGACGACGATTTGATCGAGGCGATAGACGAGTTCGATCAGACTTGCAAGGAACACGATCAATCGTATGCAAGAGGCGAAAATCTCGACGAAGCAGATCAGAGATTTATTGAAAGAAACCGAGGACGTGGAATACGGAGACAATTGGCTGCAACTGCTGTACAAATGTCTAAACACTATCGACAAATGGGCTCCTCCCGACCTGAGATGGTTCAATATCATCCTAGCGGAGGAACACTCATACCCTACGTCGCCCCAGGGCGAAGAATGGGACCAAATGTATTCCAAGGACGAGGAAGAGGCGGAGGAGGAGGAATCATTCGAGGAGGAGGAGGGTATCGAACCCTACCTATGGTCAGACGAAGACCCTATCTCAATCGAGGTCCCAGAAGACCTTTTGGATTCCCCCCCTTTGCTCGCCTTCGCCAAGTCTTTCGCGGTAAGAAACGCTTCACAAATAAACGAAAAGGCAAGTCTAAGAAATCAACTAACAGAAACAATTCTATTCCTGCTGCTTACACAACCACAATTCATAAACCGCATAGTAGAATGCGTCAAGTCAAAGATGGAATCATCGTCGAAGGAAAAGACTATTTCACAACAGTGAAATCTGGTGCTTTTGGAAATGCCCCTGGAGATAATCTTGTCTCAGTGGATTTAACATTAGACCAATTCCCAAGTACTCGAATCAAAGTAGAGAAGAATCTGTGGCAAAATTGGAAAGTTGAGAGATTGCAGGTGCATTATGTTCCACAGTGTGGGACTGGTACGACTGGCTCATTAATTGGAGCTGTCTTACAGGATCCTGAGGATCCTTTGGCCATTGGAGACAACAACAAACGTTTTCTAATGTCTGTTGCTGGTGCTTCAGCACATCCAGTCTATGTAACTGGAACTTACACTGCACATCGTCTCAGTAGAACTTTGTTCACAGATGACTTAGAAGGTGAAGAGCGATTCTTCTCACCTGGAATTATTCGAGTAGCTGCTATGTCTTCCTTAGATGGTGCTACTTCTTTTGGTGATTTGTGGATCTCTTATCAAATCAAATTCTGGAATGCCAGCAACAAGTCACCTGACACAGGATACGCTATTTATGTACAACCCACTGCAAAGACTACTAATACTAC